CATCCGATTTTGGTAATTATGCAGGATAGGGAAAACGCATTGATAAAGCAGATGACACAAGACGAGTTGGCGGCTGTCGCGGTTCCCGACTCGACGGGCCTTGACTGATGGGCGGATTTCAGCAGCTCCCGAATGCGATAGAGGGCGCGGCGCAACAGGGCGCCCAAATCACAAAGGAACAAGTACGTCCAGCCGGAGAGAAATGGTCTGACGAAGTTGCTCTTGGCATTGTTCTTTCTGACGCGCAGAGCACAATGGCCTACTTGCAGTCCAAGGGCCTCGTGCCGCTTGGCCTGGAGAATGCTGATGACCTCGTGCGCGCTTACGTTCGCCCGCGCCAGTGGCCGGATGGTAAGCCCCGGGCCAATCTCTCGATGCACGTCACGCTTCAGGCGATCGAGAAGCTCATCCCTGCACTCTATATGTCCCTTTTTGCGCAGGGCAAGAAGCGGCCCTTCATTGTTGAACCCTTGGGCAAGACGAAACCCGAAGCAGCCCGCGCAAACGGTTCGTTGCTTTCGTGGGCCATCAAGGGCTCGAAGCTCAAGGAAGAAATGCGCGTCTCGCTCAAGACGGCGTTGACCCATGGCTTCGTAATTGGCGAGTGGGGCTGGCGCCTAAAGAGCATTCGCAAGAAGGTATACAAAAAGACGGATGGCAAGATGGTTGGCACGCCGAAGAAGATTGAAATTCGGATGCCCTTCTACGAAACCCTCGATTTGAAAATGGTGCTGGTTGACCCGGGCCTCAAGCGTCAGGATGTGCAGCATGGCGCGAAGTTCGTAATCAAGCAGTATTTCACGGACGGCTATGGGCTCGCCGATTTGCGCGAAGACCCGACGTACAAGAATATCCCGACCGATGACGAGCTTGCGCAGTTCCTTTCGGAAATGTCCGAGCCGACCGAGGACTCACTGGCCGAGGACAAGCGGGCGGTGTGGCGCGAGTTCCAGGCGAAATTAGAATCTGAGAAATCTTCTAAAGACCCGATGATGCAACCACTGGAAATCCTTCAGTGGGAGAGCGAAGACCGGGTTATCACAATCCTTCAGCGCAAGCTGGTCATTCGCAACGAAGAGAACGAGTTTGGGCGCATCGCAAAGCAGTCCTGTGCGTTTATTGACGTGCTGGGAAGTGCATGGGGCTTTGGGATTGCAAAACTCTTGCAGGGAGAACAGCGGTTACAGCAGGGCGTCGTCAACAACTGGATTGATTCTCTGGCGCTAGTGCTCAACCCTGTCTTCCAGTTACTCAAAGGAGTGGGGCCGGGAACGCAGAGCATTCCGGTTTCTCCCGGCAAAGTCATCACCGAAAGCGGCGAACTGAAGCCGCTTGTCGTTCCCGACATTACGAAGCCCGCGATGGAGGCAATCGCTACCAGCGACGTTCGCGCACAGGAGAAGGTTGGCGCGAATGGTGGCGCGAATATGCCGAATGCGGCGATGCGCACAGCAGAAGGCGTCAACGCTTTCGCTGGCGATGTGGTGCAACGGCTCCAGTATTTCCTAGAACAGTTTATCAACCTCGTCTACATCCCCACGCTTGAAGCGTACCTGGAGATGATGCACGACCACCTGACGGTTGAGCAGGTCAACGAAATCCTCACCGCCGAAGAAGGGAAGGCCTACGAGGGCGACATTCACGACGTTTACAACGCGGAATTGCGGCTGGACGTTGTGGCGGGCGCGAACATGATGGCGAAATTCGCCGCCGCGCAGTTGGCTCCGATGATTATTCAGCTTGTGAGTGCGGGCCCCGTTGCAGACAGCATGGAAGTGCAGGCCGTGAAGTTCGACTACGCGGAATTCCTGAAAGAAACCGTAGACATGATGGGTTGGGATGTCGAGAACCTCGTCGTGCCGATGACGGACGACGACAAGAAGCGCGTACAGCAGAAAAATGCGGCGTTGCAACGTGTCCAAGGCGACTTGATGGTGCAGGACAAGAAGCACGTAGACAATTTGAGCGAGATTGATGCGAAGGCAAGTGGACAAGCGGGGGTCGCTACCGTCCGACAGCTCCTAAAAACGCACTCCGACGCTGCGTTGCAGGAGTTGAACAATATGCAGAGCCCCGCGGGGAGCGCAAGTGCCGGTCAATGAACAAGAAATAGCGCGATTGATGGCGATTAAGGGCGCCCTGAACGCCACGAAGAGCACGCAGGGATGGCATTTCATTCGGCAGATCGCCGACAACATCTCGAAACAGGCCACCGAGGCCGCTTTGGACGAGGACGACAAGCAAAAGGGCGAGGACAAGCGCCTGATTGCGAAGGCAGCGCGGGACGCTTTCAAAACTTTGTGGCAGGCGGTGGAAAACGCGGCTGCAATCGACGCGGACGTGTTGGCGGAATCCGAATTGGGCAATTTAGAGAGGGAGTAAGGGGAAAATGGCAGAACTCACGGCAGAGCAGCTCGAAAAAGCGCAAACGATGACCCTGGACGAACTCAGGGCACTAGCAATCAAGGAAGCGGAGGGGCTTGAAGTCGTAGAAATTCCTCCTATTGAGAAATCCCGCGATGAAAAGGGCCGTTTTACTCCCAAAACGGAAGATGAACCGCCAGAAGGTGGCGACAAGGAACCGCCAGAGGACGACGAGCCGCAACAGACGATCTATCGCAAGGAAATTATCAACGAGGACGGGCAGGTAGAGGTTTTCGAGGCGCAAAGCCTGGAAGAGTTGGTAGACAAGATTGCAGAGGGCAAGAGGAACCTAAAAGCCCACCTGAAAACGGTTCTTGCGGAAAAGCACGAACTGGAAACGAAAACAAAACAGGCCACCGAGGACGATGAGTACGTAATTCAGGAACGGCTCAAGAAAGAGCCGAAGAAAGTCATCAAAGAATTGCTCGCAGAAGAGCGCGCCGCCGAGGCGGAAGCCCTGCGAAAAAGCAACGACGCGCAGAATCGCTTCGTTGCGACACACCCCGATTTTATTCCTAACCCGGAGAATGGCGGTCGCCTAGTGGCATGGCTGCAAAGTCATGGACACGCGGAGATCACGTACGACGGGCTGGAGAAGGCTTACCAGGACTTGAAGAAGAGCGGATTGCTCGTTCTCAAGGCCGAGGGAAGCGAAGAGGCCACGGAAGCAGAACCCAAGGAAACTCAGCGGATTGTTGAGCCCAAGGTAGACGCTACGCAGCCACGTAGTCAGAAGAAGGGAAGCACGATTCCGACGCGGAGCCGCACCCCGGTTACGCCGACGAACACGCAACCCTCTGAAGACGAGGCGTATGCCATGCCGCTTGAAAAACTGAGAGAACTTGCGAACAAGCAACTCTCCGAGCGACAGGCGGACTAGGCGCGCTACTTCCTTTCCAACAGGTGATTCATGGCTCTACCCACTGCTGCATCGGTTGTTGCGAGCGGCTTGGCGGGTTATCCCACGGTCTATTACGACCGTGTGGCACTCGACACGCTCGTCAGCAATCTCTGGTTTTACCCTGCCTGCGACCTCAAGACCATGCCCGATATGTCGGGCGTCGCAATGCAGATTTTCGATTACACGGCGATGGTCGCAAACACCACGCCCGCGACTGAAGGCACTCCCGGATCCGGTCAGGCCCTCACGCAGAACACCGGCACCATCAACCTTTCGAACTACGTTGATTACGTCAGCTTCTCGAACAAAGTGAAGCTCACGGCGATTTCCAACGTGGTTGCGGAAGGCGCGGCGTTGCTGGCGTATCGCGGCGCCCTGAGCGTTGACACCGTGATTTCCACGGCGGTTGACACCCAGGCAAACGGCGCGGCGGCCACGGACGACATTGAAGTGAACGACGGCTCTTACCTCACGGCGGCAATCGCGCGGCGTGCGGTTTGGGGCTTGCGTTCGAAGAACGTCCATCCGAAGGCCAACGGCCTTTTCTTCGGCATCACTCACTCGCTCACGGCGTATGACCTCGTGAACGACTCCACGGCGGCTGGCTTCACCGACTTGCAGAAGTACAGCGAGTCGCTGGCGTCCAGCAACCCGGCTCTCGTTGGTATCAAGGGCTCCCGCATCGGCAACGTCGGTGGCGCGGAGTTCTACGAATCCAACGCGGTGCCGACCGAGACGAACTGGCAATCCAGCTCGCACAACGCCTACCACACATACGTGTTCGGGCATCAAGCGTTTATCGCATCCAGCCTGGGCAAGACCGACCTGAATCAGAAGAACTTTTCTGTGAAGGTTCAGAACTTCCCGATGGGGTCGAACTCGCTCGATCCTGGCGGCCTGATTGCGGCTGCTGCGGCCTACAACTTCTTCTTCGGAGTCGTGGTCGCACCGACACCTTCCAACACCGACAGGTTCCGGCGCATCCGCTCGGAATCGTCCATCGGATAAACAACTTCTGGCGTAGCTCACAGCGAGTACTCGGATAGGGCTCACAAGCGCGCGTATTCCGAGGGACGGTGAATTAGCGACCACCCGCCAGACTCTTTTTTAAGAAAGGTACGAATGGGCATGATTCCATATTTTCTCAGCATCCTCACCAACGGCCAAATTTGGGTTTCCAACCGTGTTGATCATGTTCCCACGGGCGGCACGGTTCTTCAGCAATTCCGTATTCTCGACGGTGCGGCGGCGCAACTCGTCTGTACGTTGACGGGAAGCGGCAACGCGTCCGCGTCTGCCCTTGCTGTGGCACCCGCCACGAAATCCGGCAAGGCCGAAGGCAACGAAATTCACTAACAAGTTCCCCCAGCGATGGGGGTAGCGACGATACCGGAGAGACGCAGCGACACCCCCGCTCCCCTCCCGTCTCTCCGTGTCGCTCGCAAGGGGGTGTCAATGGATGAATCGAATATCGCGCCAGAGTTCTACGTCGTAAACCGGGAATTGACCGACGAGCAACTGGCTCTTGTGCAACACGCACTCAGCATCACGCCGATAGAGTATGTGGTGGTTGCCTCTCCGCAGGATGTGGAGTTTGCGCGGCAGTTTACCGAGCGCGTGGCGATTGCGACCTGCTATCGCGGGGCGCTTCTTTTTGCAAAAGAGCATCAGCCGTCTTTGATTGTGGGGAAGGCTTGCGTTGGAGTTTTGGAGGGGTGTTATGCAGACGGCGAAATCCAGAAAATTGTCTAGGCGTCGGCGCGCGCCGTTGATGCAGCCCGACCGCAATGAGTTGGGCGACCGGCGCTTGAATCCCGAAGAGTCGGTTGCCAAGCAGCGCGAAGAACTTCTTTCAATTCGGCACAAGAAGCACGCCTTCGCGGGACAGGATTTGCTTGCCGATGCCGACCGCTCGATTGGCACGCGGATGCCTTCGGGCGAATTGATTACCCGCCTGCAAAAGCTCAACCCGGCCATTCTCGTGAAGGATGGGATTCCCGGCAATGTGGCCCTGTACGTCCGCAAGTCCGAAAGCGAGATGGCCGTGGATGGATACGACCTCCTACGGCCGCAGTGGTACAACGAGCACAAATACGTCACCGGATTCCCGACTGAGCCACTGGCCGAATGGGGGCATCTCACGACCGACACAGATGGAATCGCCGAGCGCGAAGTGCGCGGATGGCGAAGCGTACTCATCGCACTCATTAAGGCGAAAGCATTCACCTACGAGGCGGCAGTAGAAGAGTTTGGCGACCCGATTGAAGACACGCGGTCAAAGTTTTGGTTTGAGCAGTTACAGGGGTACAGAAATTCAATCTAGGAGAAAACATGGCAGCGGAAACAGTGCAACTCACGAAGAACGATTTGAAGGAAATTCTTGCGGACCAGGCGCGGCTTAACGCCGAACTTCTGCGCGAGACTATCGCGGAGATCAAGAAACCGACTCAGGCCGAACAGCGAGAACTTGACGCTACCAAGCTGCGCGTCGAGCAAGAGCAGAAAGAACGCCAAGCCCTGAGCAAGTCGCTTGTCGAGGAGATTGAGAACAAAAAGACCATCCAGCGGCTTTGCTCGCATGAGCACCGGAACGGCGATACGCACGCCGTCTACATTCAGGAGAAATCCGGCCCCGGTTACTTCATCTGCCAGAAGAACCAGTGCAAGATTCGCCCCGGCAATGCTCCCGAGGGTTACAAGGGCGGCGACATCTACGACACCGCGCTTTTCAACCGCCTGTTCCAGAAATCCGCGAACAACGACATCTTCGGATAATCAATGTCCTTCACAGACACCATTCAAAGCGTTGGAAATTTTTGTTCGACCCATGCCGACCTATTGCCCCTGGTTGGCGTGGGCGGGTACACAAACGAGCCATTGCTGTCTTTGGCCAACGACGCTTTGAGCGACCTCATCTCTGACCCGAATGATTGGGTGTTTAACCGCGTCGAGATGGGTTCTCTTTTCACCTGCCCGAACAAGCAGGATTATCTCTTTGCTGGGGCCAGTGCGTTCACGTTGAGCGGCTCGGGCGCAAATGGACTCTCGCAGGGCTGGGCGATTGATCTGGCATCGGCGAGCGCCCTCACGGTTTCGGCTGGCGTTGTCACGGTGAACACGCTTGAAGCGCATCGGCTGGCGATCGGGCAGACGGTTTACCTCACGGGACTTGTCATCAAAACGGGGAACGGTGCCGACCCGACAAAGTATAACTCGACATTCACCGATAATGGCTCGGTGTCGCAGTGGCAAGGCGGCTACGTCATCACCACCATTGGAACAAAGAGTTTTTCCTTCGCGGCGATTGCTGGCCAGAACAACACAGACATTCTAGGTGCTCCCGGTATCACGAACTTCGGCTATGCCACATCGGCCTCGATGCAGGAGGTCAACAACAATTCTTCGCCACCGAATGTCTACCCCCTCACCGTTCGCCGCGAACTCGCCGTTTCCTCCCGCGTATCCGTACCCGAGAAGGTTGCTG